AACCTTTCCGTCACGAGGTCTTGGCTCAACGATTGCAGGATAATGTCCCAATCTTTGAAAGAAGTGTCCATATATCCATTCGCCTGTTTCGATGTCCTTACCTCTGAATTTGATAGTTCTCATTGTATTACAGTTTGTTTGTTATGGAGGGCGGACGTGCCACCCTCCGTTATTAGTTCTACTCAATATCTCGTGGGGTGTCTATCCAATTCTGAACGTCCCAATCGCCAACCACGTTGAGGTTTTCTGCACTCTCAATAGTTTGCTTTCTCTTGTCGGACAACAGGTAGTTTCCAAAGTCAATGAGTTCTGCAACCGTAAATTTGGCTTCATCAGAAATCTCAATCGGACTGTACGCCTCCTCAAACACATTCTTTGGAGACCAACTTTCGTAACCGTCTGCATAGACAACACGGTATCCCTCACGCCACTCGTGGTTGTCGGTGTTAGGTCTTGCAATGCCTTTCTGCACTGCATAATACTCGTTCATCGGCTCTGCCGACACGACTTTTGTTCCTTTGTACTTTTTCATTGTGATAGAATATTTGTTTGTTAGAAAAATGGCAGTGCGGAGGCAGCAGCCCCCACACTGCCCCTGCATTATCCCTTTGTTTCCTCCGACTTTGGTTTGAAACAGAAGTCGGCATATATCTCGGCGAACTGCCTACCTGCGTAGGCTGCGAGTTTTTCGCTTTTGAAGGCGAGCCGAGAGCCGCCGTCCGCGCCCGAGCCCGAAGATGCGTAATACGCGACCGCACAAACGAGACCGCAGTCCGCACCCGCACTGTACCCGCCACGACCAACCACACGGCTTTTATCCTCGGCAGATAGTTTGTCGTACTGTTCTTTGGTGATTAGGTCGTACCAAAAATACCAACGGCGTTCGCCCTTTGTGAATTGAGGCTCCCAACCCTCGTTGAGAGCTGCGGTGATGATGCGGAGTTGTAGGTATGCTACCAAATCATAATCGTTCATATCGTGTTGGTGGATATGCGACACATAGCCGTCATAGGCTTTTACGAATGGGTGGTCAGAGCCAAGTTCACGACAAGCATCAGCAAACGTCTTGATACGCTCGGTTACGTCCTGTGGCTTTTCATCTACGAGGGTAAGCACACCATCTACCCATTTTGCAACTTTCCCTACCGGGATTTCGATTTCTACTCTCTTTGTCTTGTTTTCCATACTGTTGTTGTTTTTAATTGGTTTGATAAAACTTTTGATAATGATTAAATGTCTCATTGCTATTTGTTTTTTGGTTCAAAGTCTGGGCACTCTTTCAACTTCTCCTTGTATGCAGGTGGTATCCACCACAAAGGCATATCGGGAGGGTCGGGTAAGTATCGTTTACACTTATCACGAATGGGGCAGGTAACGCCCGAACAATATGCATAGTCTGTGTTCATACTTATTTCATTTGTTTGTTGGTTTTCTGAATGATTGCTCCGCACCGAAATTGATGATGTGCATCATTTCACGGAAGCGGTCGGCAATGCGTTCATCGTAATAGGTTGCTATCTCTGCTGCTGAAAGATTGGAAGATACCAACGTGCAGAACTGCTCTTCGTAGCGGAAAGAGATAATATCCATTGCCGCAGTTACAAAGTCGCCGTAGTGTATGCTTTCCTTTGGCTCTTGCCCGAGGTCGTCAATGGCAAGTATCTCAATGGTGCGTAGCCTCTTGAACTTGTACACATCGCTTTCGTTCTCACGTGTGGGGTTGTTGTACGCTTTTGCAAGCAATACGAGTTCCTTTGCCGTGATGAATATGTAGCCACGTACCGGGTATTCGTCCTGTCGGCTACTCCAACCCTCATCGGAGCGGAGCAATCCTGTGAGGTTTTGCAAAGCACGGAGAATGGTTGTCTTTCCATTGCCTGCTCCACCACAGAGGAACAGCCCGAATGTGGAGTCCTGCGATGTGAGCCACTTGGAAATGTCCCATAGGTGTTGCTTGTACTCCTGTGTATCTTGGAACTCACGATAACGGCTTGCTACCTCGGCTTTACACGCTGTATAGAGCATTGCATATACCTGTTTAGGTGTATATGGCAGTCTAAAACGTGTCGCCGTACGTTTTCGGCTCATCAGGTGAGAGAACATTTCCTCTACGTTGATTTCGTCCTTTGGATTTAGAGTTATCATCTTTCGCTGTTTTGTTTCTATTCACTATGCGTAACCACGAATTGAAGTGCTGTTTGGCATCTGCCAATGATTGGTGTCCTCGCTCTTTGCCGTCTGCCACACATTGCACCCGAAAATCATCGAGGCTGTTCCGTAGCAGCTCTATTTTCATTGAGTGGAGCACCTGTAATTGGTCGAGCCAACATTCATCTGCTTTCAGTTTCTCAATTTCTTGGTCGAGCGTTAGCGAATATGGTTCGTAACGTGGTGGTGCGTCTTGTTTCTCAGTCTCCTTCTTTCGTTGGTTTGCCCTATTCCGAGGTCTTGGTGCTTGCTGTTGTGTCAGCAGGCTGTAATCTGTGATGTTACACACCCGGCGGCATTGAATACAAATACGACTGTAACGCTCTTGAATACCTTTGCTTGTAAGCACTCCCTCCGCATCGAACAGTTCCTTTGAAAACAACCCGAGAGACAGGCAGGTCTTGATAACCTCTGATACATACGCCTCGTCAAATCCCGTCAGTTCCGAGCAGATGAAAGGCAACTCTTCGTCCCACTCTATGTAATACCCATTCTTGTAGATGCTACAGAGCAGCAGAGCATATATCGAAATGGCTTTCCCACCTTGATACTTGATTAGTTTTCTTATCTTGAGGTCGCTGAATATGTCTATATCCATTGGGAAATATTCCAACCCCTTTTTTGAAGTTCGTGCCATAGAGAGTTAGTATTCGTTGTTCAAATAATCGTCCACTTCACGTTGGAAATCGTCAAAGGAACGACACACCACATATTTGTACTCTCCGTCAGCACAGACGATGTTCTGCCATTGCTTTTGGCTGTCTCGCTGTCTGCCTTTGAGAGTTTTCATTTCAATGAGCAAAGCACCGTAGTCCCGGTTGCTTTTCAAGAGGATGAGGTCTGCCACCCCTGCCACAACTCCCTCGGCTTTCAGTTTTGCTGCCGTAGTAGCATCACGCCTGCCACCATTAGGAACGGCGAACAGTCTGCCGTGAAGCCTGGGATATTGGAGGGAGAACCACCGCACACACGCACATTGTATGCGGTGTTCCTCATCCTTGTGTACCTTTCGAGTTTTGACAGCGTTCTTTTTAGCCATCAACTCATCGAAAGTCATTCTATTCGCTGACATTGCTTCAGCGATTGTTACTTTACTTTTCGTCATACTTTGCAGGGTAATAATCCAATATCTGTGTCTCGACAATGGAAACTATTTCGTAATCTGCCATTGTTCCTTTCATACCCTCAATGAAGCGGTCGTATGCGTTCTTGAAGTCCGAAGCCTGTACGAGAATAAAACTGTTGGTCTTTTTCTCGGCTCCGCTCTTTTCGTCAAGGGTGATGAAAGAAACCTTTACTTTGTAGTAGCGGTCTGCCGACACATCTTCGGAGAGCATCAGTTCTGAAATACGAGGCTTGACGATTTGGGGAATGCTAAATTCGCCACTGATGTAGGGTTTCAGTTCCTCGATAGTTCTTGCCTCTGCCTCTGTGAACGAGAGCGCATCAAAAAGATACTGTTCGCTTACTGTCTTGTTGAGTCCGTTTTCCATTGTCTTTTCGTAGCGGACTGTCGAAAGGAAATAGTTTACCATCATTCTTTCAAGTTCATACGGTTTTTCAATTCTTTGCTTAACACGAGTTTGGCGGTGTTCTGTGCCGGAATGCTGACAACAGTACCCTTGCTGATGTTGCGAGCCTTTTTAGGGGCTGTGGTAACTGCCTTGATTGTTGCAAAGCCACGAATGAAAACACTCTCACCCTTTGCGAGTGAACTGCTGATAGCCTCTACCACGCTTTCGGTGGCAGCGATTGCCTGCGAACGACTTAAAGTCGTGTTGTTGATTACGTAATCAACGATGTCATTTTTCTTCATTTTGAACTGAATTAAAGGTGAATAATTTCTTTTCTAACTTCTTTATCATTTGTCGTATAACCCACGCACGACAGTTGTTGCGTTGTCCGGGCAGGGTGTCATATACTTTGGCAGCATCATCGAAATACTTGATAATCTTCTGCACGTCTGTTTTGCATATATCCATTATCCCGATGTGTTGAGGAAGAGATTAACCAACTCATCGAAGTACATTTCATCAGTTGGTATATCATCGTCCGAGTTCATTATTTCACTCGCAATAGATTTCTTGCGGTGTATGAGGTTATAAATGGTGTGGTCGATTGTGCCACGTCCGAGCAGGTAGTAACAGGTTACGTTGTCTTTCTGACCTATGCGGTGCGCTCTGTCCTCACATTGGCAGCAGTCGGCATACGTCCAAGCCAATTCAATGAATGCCACGTTTGATGAGGCTGTAAGTGTCAGTCCCACTCCGGCAGCTTTGATTGAACAGATGATGAGGTTTACATTGGGGTTGTTCTGGAACGCATCGACAGATGCCTGTTTGTTTACCATACTATCACGTCCTGTAACCGTTACCGCACGAGGGAACACCTTTTGCAGTTCGTCCACAACCTCGTGTAGAGAGCAGAACACAATGAGTTTCTTTCCGCTGTCGAGGAATGTGCGAATGAAGTCCACCGCCTGCGCTATCTTGCCTTTGGTGGCCAAGGAACGCAACGTCATAAAGCGCACAAGGGCTTCCATACGCATTTTGCGGCGTATCTCCCAATCGGTACACTCGGTGTACTCCTGCAAGTATGCGGCAAGGTCGGCGGCAGCAAGGTTGTATTCCTTATCATTGGAAATCTCCACGTACAAGTCCACTCGTGTTTTGTCGGGCAACTGCGGCAGCACCTTTGATTTCTCTCGGCGTATCATACAGGTATCGTACAACTGCTTTGAAAGAACTGACAGAGGAACGGCAGGAACGGCGGTCTTGTCTTTGGGGTCGGTGCAGTAGTCTGCCATAAACTTGGCACGTCCTCCAAACTCGCCTATGCGGTCCAATATGGAGAGTTGGGCGATTAAATCTTCGGGACGATTGACAACAGGTGTACCCGACAGGAGTATGCGGTATTCCTTGCCAACGGACAAACCTTTTGTGAAGATTGTCTGCTGTGCGGAGGGGTCTTTTACACGGTGGCTCTCATCTATGATGATTGATTTGAACTGCTGCATCTGCGGACAGAACACTACGTCTTTCAGTCGGAACTGCTTGCCGCCCTTGATGTCCCACACGAAGTATTTGCGCAGGCTCTCATAATTGACAATGGCGACCTGATGCACGCCCATTGAGAGGAGATAACCCCACGTGGTGCGGACGTTATTGTCAAGCACAAGTGCGCTCTTATCTGTGAATTTCTCAAACTCTCGTTGCCAATTTAATTTGAGTGATGACGGACAGATAACGAGGCAGGGGTATGCTCTTGCTGTATCGACTATGCCAATGCTCTGCAATGTCTTGCCCAATCCCGGCTCATCGCCGATGATAATGCGCTTATGCTCCAATCCGAAGCAGATGCCCTCACGTTGGTATTCGTAAGGCTCGACACGCAGATTATGTTTCAGTATATTGCTCATTTGAAATTCTCTATATCTGTGATTAAATCTTCTTTATCTATCCCTTTGAGGAACTTGTATAGCACAAGGTCGATGCACTGATTGTAGAAGCGTTCAAACTCGTGTTGTTCCATTGCCGAGAATGATATGCTTTGGTATTCTATCTCCTTTTCGCCTCGTTCGTTGAGGCTTGTTTTGAAGTAGCCCAAGTCTCGCTTGAAGCGGCGCAGCATATCTTCCTCATTGTGGACTTTGAAATATTCTGCAAGGTTGGACGGCAGGTTGTCAAACGTGAGGCGCACCAATGCAAAGAACTTCTTGTGATGTTCGTAGTTGCGAGGGTTGCTAACCTTGCACTTGACGACAGAGCCGACACGAAGCCGTTTCTTCAAGTCGTAGTCGCTATCATAGAGCGGCACAAGACCGTGAGGCGTTACCTTGCAGAATATATCCATAGGGCTATTTGAGGTCTGATGATGCAATCGCAAGAGCGACTATCGCAATTCGTACCTGTGTGCCATCTTCGCCAAACTTGTTGAAGTTCATTTTTATTGGAGCCTCTGTCAGTTCAGCCCAACGCTCCTCTGTTAATTTTTCGCCCATCAACATCATTGTTCCGGCTACCTCGTCTCTGTCAAACTCGACTTCGAGTTTCATTTTCTTGTTTTCTTCTGCCATAATTCTTTGATTATAAATTGTTGTTAGTTACAGGTGGGCATAAGCACCAATATTGAAATGCCAATTCTTCGTATTTCTCACGACCACGATTATAGACCTCATCGCCACGATTTATGAACTTCTTGAATATGCAGCAGTTCTTTTTGCTGATGGCGTAGATGAAATCACGGTTGCTCTTTGCGATGTCCATATACCAGGCACGACTCCTGTCCCAATCAAAGAAATCAACAGCTTCCTCGAACTGTTGCTGTGTGGCGGCGAATGTTGTTTTGAGGTCGCCACCGAAGCCACCGAGCCACCAATCCCATTTGCACCGGGTATCGAGCGTGAACGGAAATTCGCAGTATGTGAACTGCTGTGCCTTATTGACCATAAAGCGTTGTGTTTCGGCACATTCAAGTACTTTGGCGAGGAACGCATCTTTGCGTGCTTCCATACGGAGAGCCTTTTGCATTTCCTGTGCGTGTCGGAACTCATCTTCTGTGTATGGCACATCGTCCACTGTTAGGCGGTAGTAGTCCACCTTTGACGGCTCTGTAATGATTGCATCGACCAACGAGCCGAAGCGGAACGCCGCCTCTTTGTCTCCGAACTGCATACGTGGATGTAAGATGTTTTTCAGTTCGGTGAGGTCAGAGTTACTGACCTCACTTCTGCTGTAATAATTATCGCTCATAGTAATCATCGTAAATTCTTACTTCGCTTTTACGTCCTCGACATATTCCACACTCTCATCCTTGATGTACGTTCCCTCTTTGGCGAGTTTTTCACAGAATGTTATCTGCTTCTTGAACATCTTGGTGAGTTCCTCAACAGAGAGGTGGCAACCCTCCTTGCTCCACCACATAGAGAGAATAGGCATAATGCCCTCGGGATTGAGCAGGTTGATTTTCTGTGCAACCTTTGCCTTTGGTTGGTAGCCGGAGGACACGACTGCTTGCTGACCGAACAGGCTTTCCATTTCGGACTGCTGACGTGCCATTTCTGCCTTCTGCTTTTCTTCCTCCTCCTTGCGGCGGCGTTCTGCCTCCTGTTCCTCCGCTTCCTTGCGCTGACGTGCTTCCATTTCATCCTTGATACGTGCAGCTTCCTCGGCTGATGCCTGTGCCATACGTTCGAGGTTGGTTTTCTTGGACGGCAGACGGTCGATGATGTACTGCTTTGTGCTGTCAATCTCGAACTCGTATTGCTCCTTGAACTGCTTGGCAAGGCGTTCCTTTGTCTCAATCTCTGCCTTGCGTATCTCATCTACGGTTATTCCGGCAGGAATGCGAATGAGGGTGTGCAGGTTGTAGAGGAAGTCGGCAGGAAGTTCCGTTGAATAATCCTTAACCTGCTTGAATGATGCTTCGTAGTTGTCGAGGGTAACGGCATTGTCAATGGCTGACAGAGCATTGCAGTCTCTGTTCACGAGTGTTTGGAACTGCTGCTTGAAGTCGTCCTCAATATCCTGTCGCATCTTGGTACGTGCCGCCTCTGCCTGTTGGCGTTCGTACTCCTTACGGCGGCGTTCCTCCTCCTCGGCACGTTTCTTGGCGGCGAACTGATTGCGGAACTGCTGCAACTTGTATGGGATTGTATCGGCTTTGGTAGGGTCGATGGCATTCTCCATTACGGTGAACTCCTTGCGGATTGTGTCGAACAGTTGGGTAACAGGCGCACGGCGTTCGTTCATCTTCTTGACGGTCTTGCGTGCTTTCTCAATGTACTGTGCCGCACGTTGGTCGAGTTCGTCCGTCATTCCTCCCTGCACAATGGCATCGAGGATTGCTTGCCCGGCAGCTTCGCAGTTCTCACGAGATAGTTTGTTGTCCTTGTAGGACTGTGGAGCGGCAGACACGATAGTCTGTATATTCTCCTGCTTGATAATTGCTAATTCCTGTGACATAGTGGTATGGTGTTAGAATGTGTCGTCTGCGTTGTTTGATTGCTGTGCAGGGTCGATTGTTACACCTGCGGACATATCGGGTGCAGGTGCGAAATGCTGTTCCTGCTGTTGAGGCTGCTC